TATTTACGGATAACATAAGCAATTGACTGATAACAACTTTTAAAACAATGAAATTTTTCATACCGTTTTATATACCGTCACCGGAAATCGGTACCATGAAAAATGACATGTCACCTGGTCAGCGAATCGTACTGCTTTTCACAGACTCTTCCGGCTTCGGATGCACGATCAGCGTACTCTGCCAGTTGTCTGTTTCGCTCGAGAGATTTGCTGAGCACGTCGGCAAGCAAAACTCCGGTGTCTGCGGCTGACGCCCCAGCGCCGACAGTGGCGTTATACTGCCTGAGCTGCTCACGGATGGCAACGAGCTGTTGCTGCAACCTACCAGCACGAGCGGCAGCATCAAGAGCATCATTGCGCGCCTGGTCGATCCTCTGCTGCGCTTCACGTTCATTGGTCACTTTCTCCTGTTCGTCGTGCTTACGGGCTTTATCATCTTCGACTTTGCGATCCGCCTGCGCCTTCGCATACCCGGCTGCGTACTGAGTTTCACCATGGTTAACCCATGCGATACGACAGCCAGTAACCATGGCAGCAAGCATCACCACGATAAGTAACTGTTTCCAGTAAGCTTTGACGAATGCCCAGATCATAACGCCAGCACCTTACGGGCAGCGGCGTAACGCGTACGCCGGTCGTCGATACCGTTCTGGCCACCATTGATAATCTGCGTGACGCGCACCAGGTCACCGGTGTACTTCATGCAACCTTTACTGGAGAAGAACCATGCCGCGCTTCTGGCCGCGTATTCATCCTGCGCCAGCAGTTCAGGCTGAGCGACCAGATCAACCTTCAGACCATTACCGCAATCCCGGTAGTTGTTCAGACCAGTGATCTGGATAAGTCCACGACCGCGATAATTCCACCCGTCGCCCGGGCCGTTATTTCCCATGCGCTTGCTGTAAACAAGATTGGCGATCGCGCGCTGGCGTTCCAGAGGAAGAGACTTCTCATATGTTTTCCGGCCAAGTGCGTTGGCCTGGTCTGGAGTGATGCGCCCGGCACGGATAAACCCGGACAGTCCGTTAACGCTGTAGTTAAAGTTTTCCTGTAACCGGGTAAATCCTCCGGACTCATGCCCGACCTGTGCGATAAACATTGCCTGGTCATCTGGTTTGGTAATGCCAAACTCATTCATGGCAGTAGTAATATGCGGAAACCAGCGCGCGGCCAGTTGCTCATTGATACCGGATGCGCGCCGGAACTGGTTAATGTCCATGTTGAGACCTCGATATTTTGAAAATCTGCACGACGTTACCGCGCGTCTTCAGGACGGCGGCAAGCATGACAGCGTTGATGATGACCTCCGATAAATCGGCGGCCATTGGTGTGTGATACCAGATTGCATATGCGGCGCGGACGGGGATGCTGGCTGATGCCACGATAAGGAAGTAGGCTATCCACCCACCCCACCGGCGGTGTTGCGATCCATTACGCCGGAAGGTTCCGACGCGGATTGCTATCGCAGAACAGATAACCGCATTGGCAATGAGTAAAAGCAGCTCATGAGTTGTCATCGTCTTTTCTCCCCGGGATTAAATCGCGTGGATTGTCGGAACGGTGATAGAGCCAGATACCAATACGTACTGCGACGATTGCCGACACGAACGCGCCAGCAGAGAAGACGATCCCTTTCTCGAAAGAGTCCTGCGTGATAGTTGGGATCAGGCTGGCTACGCCGATAAGAATTGATGCAGTTGGTTTGTAGAATAGAAGCCCGCATAGAAAGCTGAGCATCGACAGAAGAACCCGGCGGCGGATTGGATACTCAACGGCAGAGGTAATAAATATTACCGCGCCAGATAGAGCACCAAGCGCCACCTCAGGAGGAACTCCTGCGATAACCGCAGCAAGAGATCCCATGCTAAGCCACTGATTTAAAGACTCACTGGTTAGCTGTGCTGACATAGCAACCACCGTTTAATGTGCATAAAGAACTCCCATAGTTGGTGAGTTCATCATACACAATAAACCATATATGGATCATATCACATGAAATTATTCCTACAAAAATTACCCTAAAGGTGATAAAATCTATAAATATAATAATTCAATGATTTTTATAATGTTAAAGCTATTCGGTCGTTATATTTCTGTTGGTGTGCTGAATACTGCCATCCACTGGCTCTGCTTCGGCGTTATGTTCAGCCTGATAGGCTTTAGCCAGGCGATATCGAACGTTATCGCATTCTGCGTAGCCGTCACGTTCAGCTTTTTCGTCAATGCCAAATGGATGTGTAAGATGAAAGCAATCACAGATGGTGCATGGCCTTTGCCGTTAAAGGTCAATCAAACTTATGGCCTGTTTTTTATCAAGATAAATACCAATCATGGTTACTGATTCATAAAGTTATGACATAGTAATCTATAATTTACTTATTTTTTTAGTTAACTTGAGGTAGTTTAAGTTGGAACACTTAAAATACAGACCAGACATAGATGGGTTGCGGGCAATAGCAGTGTTGTCGGTGGTAATTTTCCACTACTTCCCCTCGATTCTTCCTGGTGGTTTTGTTGGGGTTGATATATTTTTTGTGATATCAGGATACCTTATCACATCTATTATATTAAAATCTGCATCCAGTAATTCCTTCTCTTATGTAGAATTTTACAAGAGGAGAATACTTAGAATATTCCCAGCGCTGTCAATAGTTCTTATCTCATGCATTATAATTGGATGGTTTTATTTTTTCCAGGATGATTATAAATCACTCGGGAAACACGTTTTTTCAGGTGCCTACTTCATTTCAAATTTAACACTATGGAGTGAATCAGGGTATTTTGATTCTCAATCATATCTTAAGCCATTATTACATCTTTGGTCTTTGGGTATTGAAGAGCAATTCTATATATTGTGGCCAATAGTTATTTTGCTATGTTTCAAAAGCAAAAATTCAAAACGTAATATACTTTTATCATGCGCAATAATATTTATAGTTAGCTATGTAATTAGCGTTTCTACCATGTCATATGAAGGTGGAGCTAACTACTACTCTCCCGCTTCAAGATTTTGGGAGTTAATGGCAGGTGCCATAATAGCCACATTGCGTTTCATGGGTATAAAAACGTCCTTATCTAAATCAATGTCATTGATAGGCGTTATCATAATATCTATATCAATAGTTATGATTAATGAAAAGATGGCTTTTCCTGGTTACATAGCTATAATTCCGGTTATTGGTGCATCTCTTATAATAGCGTCAAATGGAAATGACTGGATAGCATCAAAAATACTTAGCTTAAAGCCTTTTGTTTTTATTGGACTTATAAGTTATCCGCTTTACTTGTGGCACTGGCCAGTTTATTCATTCTATCGTTCTATATTTTCTGGATCACCGAGTACCAATGAATTGTTGATTCTAATGATATTGGCATTCGCATTAGCAATATCTACTTATTACATCATTGAAAAACCACTGCGTCACTCTGTCAGAAAATCAACCACATCGATTATTTTGGCAATAACTGTATTTGGAACTGGTATATTTGGACTTGTTACGTATTCCATGAATGGAATTAAAGAAAGAAACGTAAATAAATCAGCAGGTGAGTATGCTTCTGTCACAAATGTGTACGATTACTATAAATATGGTGAGCTATTGCGCGGTGGCATATGTCACTCTGTGCTGTTAAAAGATGCCATATCTAACGGTTGCATTAAAAATAGCCGAAATAATATTTTTATAATCGGTGATTCATATGCAGCAGCGCTCTATAATGGATTGTCGAGTTACATAAAAAACAACAATAAAAAGTATGTGATAAGTCAAATGACAGACGGAAACGCCCCGCCATTGTTTGTTAGTGGTAAGGACGACCTCCAAAGAGACGTTAGTTCAATTAACTCTGACAGGATTAAAGAGATTGGTATGGTTAAACCTGAGATAGTATTACTAACGTGGTCTGTTCGTGGTTCAAATGGAGTTCATGATAAAAAGTTAGCAATTGAAGCTCTCTCTTTAACAATAAAAAAAATAAAGAAAGCATCACCGCAATCAAGGTTGATAGTTGTTGGCCCTGTTCCTGAATGGAATGCTAATTTAGTTAAGGTGATATCAAATTACACAAGTGAATTCAAAAAAACGCCACCTATATACATGTCATATGGATTAAACGATGAAATTAAAGGATGGGATAAGTACTTTGATGAAAACGTGCCTAAGTTGGGGGCTGAATACATATCAGCATACAGAGCCCTATGCAATGAAAGTGGATGCTTAACAAGGGTTGGAGATGGTCCGGATTTTGTCACTGCTGTAGATTGGGGTCACTTGACAAAGCCTGGTTCTGATTTCCTTTTTGAAAAAATCGGAAAATATATAATCAACTAGATAAATAAACGGCTGCCCAGGCAGCCGTTTATAATTTATGTTGTTAACTTCTGTCTTGTAAGAACACCACCGTGATTTATCAAAGCAGTGAGGTTTGTCCCATCCCAATATACAGCATAGGAATTTGCATCCGGTACGGCCTCTTCTGGCAGGACGGTCCCAGAGAATGCAATATTTACCGCCCCAAAATCGCCATGGTTTTCTCTCATGGTTAACCTAGGTGAACTACCTGAAATTACATATCTAGTAACCTCTGACGCTCCTGGGCCAATCTTTATGGTATCCTCTCTTTTAGATGCCACACTAGTATTGACTACATTTAAATACACAGCTGAAGTTTGATTTGCAAGATTTGGCTGCACATGTATTAGGTTGCCAACCACCAGCCCCTCAATATTGCCAATGTTTATGGATGATGAAGGAACACTTGGAGCATTAAGATTAGTGACTGTAGAATTTGGAGCAAAAATCGCAAGTCCTGTTGGTTGTGTGTAATTTATTATATTTACACCATCAATTATGTTTGCTCCGTCAAGTGTAATCTGGTTTTCTCCTGGCGTGTTAGCTGCATTGTTTTGAATGGAAGTTAGGTTTTTAAAATTCTTCCCACTTCCTTTGATAAATATACCTGCGCCACGAGAATATGATGCATAGATATCTCGATAAAACCCTGTAGATCCGTCACCCCAAATACCAACTCCATGAGTCTTATACGCTTGAATGTTGCTAACGATGTGGTTTGTTGGAAGGTTGTTCCAAGCGTATTGCGCCAATGTGTAATCATGCTGGCGTTCAGTTGGCGTGCCATAGTCAGCATTCAGATCTACACCATCATAGTACGTTTCTATCGGATTGATATCGATGAAACGAAGATTATAACATCTTTGACTTATCCCGTTAACTTCGTTCTGGTATGTTTTAACACCTGATTCACCGCATCTGTAAGGGGTAAATCCACCAATGACTCCTCCATCATGGCCAACCCCTCCATCATTTCGATAAAAACACACCCCACTTCCTGATCCATAATTAGTTGAACCTCCGATTACATAATTACCATGGTAGTAATCGGTGCTATCCCATGCAGTAAATGCGATACAGTTTGACATGTCTCCATAAAAATCACGTGGATACCAAAACTTCACATTATTATTTTTAAATGATTCATATGATCCAAACGTTGCTTTTGGATAAAACACATCTATGCCTGATGAATTAGATATAATGAGATGTGATATTAAATTTTGGTTTTTAACATTATCTGGTAGAGAGTTATATATATCTACATCATTAACTGTAGGTGCGTAGCCTTGCGTTCTGCTTTGAGTAAGAGTAGAAATGATAGTAGAGGGTTCAGTTATCCACTCCCCATTGCTATCCCATCTTGATATAACGTAAGGCACCGTTTGTGACTGCATGTGTGGATGAACAATGCGTGATCCTGAGCCTAAATTTTCAAATGTTAATTTACCATCTCCAATAAATTTTGCCTTACATTCAATTGTTAACTTTTTACCACTAAAATCAACAGTTTCTCCGTCAGTAAAATGATAATCATCATCAACAATTATCCCGTTTACAGCATAGTTAGCAGCATCCTGTAAAGTTGGGAATGAGGATGTCTTTATCATCAACTCTTGCTGAACTGATTTACTAGAAAGAGTTCCTATTAATTCAGCACCTGTTGGCTTTGCCAGTTCTATCAGCACATCAGCAGCGGAACCAGACTCAGGAAGAACCATTATCGGATCGCCACTATCATTCATCGCGACAATTTTATTTTTACGTTGTTCTATCCCGGGCAATGAAGGGATTGCTTCAGGAGTTCTCAGTGTGTGGCTTAGATTGGTATTAGCTACGCTATCTACATAATTTTTGGTGGCGGCATCCTGAGGTCGTGACGGGTCGCGAAGGTTTCGGATGTAGTTGTTCAGCGCATCATAATAATTAGCCACAAACGACGGCTTACGTAGAGAAAGGCGCAACCAGCTAATAGCCTGCTGTATCAACATTGTCAGCTTATCGAAACCATCTTCATGAACCTCTGCAAAAAATTTACCCTGATTCCTGAAATCGATTTCCTGCGTAACTGGAAGCTCACGTGAAATTGAGATTTGGTATCCACTTGTCAGTGGCGTTGACAGTATTACATTCCCTCCTGTGTACTCTCCCGCACCAGTAACGGTGTAATCAGTATCAAGGACTAATTCTGTGATGTTCTCGCTCAGGTCTGCAACCTGCACAACCAGATCAGACTTCTTAAAAATTCGGAAGGTATAAGGGAATGAAGTTGTGACCCCGTTCCCGATGTAGTCGTTATGGTCAACTTCAGTTGAGACCGTCATGTAAGTATCTCCAGGTTGCTTATGCGCCCGGCGCGCATGCACTCTGGATCATTCTATTACCCAAAAAACCTTATATGAATCGTTTAGGTATTAATCAGTTGCTTTATTACCTTACAGGTAATTTGCATTCCATGCTGGATAGTAATGATATCTTCTGTTACTGTATGTTTATACAGTGCTTGCATGGAGAAGAAGAGATGCAACGGCAGTATCACCATCCGCTGGAAGAAGGATTTGAAGAAAGAATACACACGCCGGTAGGCGTTAGGTCCCTGGTGGAGGACTCACATCTTATGAAGTTGCTGCGGGAACTCGATAAAGACGGTTTCAACGTTGATGGGCCGTTAGCTGAACTGGTTGCTCTTGTGAATTACGTCACAAGTTCTCAAATGACAATGCAGGATCTGCAAACGCATCTCGATTACTGTGCAGAACAGTTACGAAAACAAACCACATAATGAAAAATAAAAGGCCGCTTCTGCGGCCTCGTGACATGTCACATTCATGCTATGACAAACCTATGTACCCTGCTATGCCAGATAATATTAAAACAACTGCGACGGAAAATTCCCCATCTTCAATGATACCTTTACGGTTCATTACGCCAAGTGCGACGAGTGCCAACACAACAAGAATAAAAGAAATCATTTTCACATCCTTATTGTGGAGTAACATCCTGAGGTCGCCACCAGTATGTCTGGTTAAATTCTTTCTTCGAACGCTGCTCCATCTTGCGCAGATAGCCAGGGGAAAAATACTCCTGCATCTGGTTAAAGATCATATGATCAAGCGCAGCCTTCAGGTACCAGATGTTGGCACCAGGTGTCAGACCTTTTCCAAGCTTAACCAGATCACCACCAGTTTGCTCGCTCTTACCTTCTACCGCATTCAGCGGGATGCCCTGCCCGATCTTAATGACATCATCTACGAGACCAGCCACCGGCCCTAGCATTGAAGCCAGCGCTCCGCTTCCGTACCTGGTGTGGTCAGATAGCAAAAAATCACCGTACAGTCCGAGACCACCGCCTTTCAGCAATGCGCCAAGCCAGAATTTAGCAGCATCTTCACCAGCCATATCCCGCGGATTACGGCCTGATGCTATGTCATTTAGTTGCTGAGAAAGCGCGCCAAGTATTGTCGTGCTGGCGATAAACGTCGCGATATAAGCAGCCCGCCCACCAGCAGAAGGCATACCCATAGCCCGCGACCAGTGGCGCATCACGACAGAGATCGGGAATGACTTGAACAAGAATACGCTGCGGGTTAATTCACCTTTCCATGTTCCGCGCTGGATACCTGAACCGGTAACCATCTGCTCACGCGCACCCGGAGTTATCACAGCCATGTCAACTTCTTCGGTAACCGCTCCGAGTAACTTACGCATTGCTTCAAACTTCACGCGCTCCGGTGATCCTAGGTGCTCTACAGCAGCATCAGGTATACGCATGATGCTTTCCGGCGTCAGCATCGTATCGTTGCCTTTCCCCCAGTCCTCCTGTTGCGCCAACTTCCACACGCTCCAGTCGGTATCGGTGATTCCTTTGCTTTTCAGTATGCGGAAATCGTCATTAGACAGGCTTTTCAGATCCGGCGTTCTGGTGACAACATCACCAAGACTACCCATCATAGTGACACCGTAGGCACGCTTGTGCGCGTCGGACCATGCGGTTAATCCACTAGCGCGCATAACCGCTGTTGCAGCCCACCTGGAGACAGACGGCCCCATATTATCCATCGCCCAGCGGTTAACACTGCCGAGCAGTGATTCCATAGCCAGGCCAGCACGACGTGCCCTGGCAAGCTCAGTGCGATTCGTTGGGTCCATAGCTTCAAGCTGGTTACGGAATAGCTGATTCATCGGAAGGTTGGTAACCTTCGCTGACAGGTACATGGTTCCAAGATCAGAGAACGATGATAACAGTGCGGAACCGAGACGACTGGCAACCATCCAGTTGCGGATGTTATCCGACCAGCGAGCAATATGCGGGTTTGCAACAGGCTGAGTTTTACCAGAAATAAAGTTATACAGGTTCTCAGTATTGTTTGCCAGGCGCTCTATGCGACCGGTATCCTGCGGGTTAGCCGTAGCTGTCTCTGATTTCGTCTGATCAAGCAGAGAGCGGAACACGTGATCAGGGTTTGGCCCGTAGGTTTCCACCAGCGCAATGTCTTTACTGATACCTTCCAGGTGCCCTACCATGATTTCCCAGAGTGAACGGTCGCCGTACATTTGCTGGTACTGAAGGTATGAATCAGCGTCTTTAAAGTGGATCTGGCGTGAGGCGTTGCCACGGTTTGCCCGCGCACCGGAAATACGCATACCGGTATCAGTCAGTTTATTAAGGCCACCTGTGGCAATCGTGTTATAGGCTTCACCGAGAAAAGATGATAACTCAGTATCATTCATCAACTGGCCGTCGGATCGGGTGTAATATTTGCGATCGAGTTTACCGATCACATCACTTACCCACTTATCCTTCGATACCGCCCCAACCTTTTCCATCGAGTGATGTTGAGGTATACCCCAGTTTTCCAGGTAGCCGATATCTCCACCAGCATCATTGAATCTGCGGCGAAGTAGTTCAGTTACTTCACCCCAGGCTTTCGCCCCTTTCATGGCTTTCGCATTTCCAGTTTTCTGGCCGCGCATCTCAAACACCAGATCACGGACTCCAGCCTCATCTTCAAACAGCCCGAAGAAACGAGGATCAACAGCCTCGAACGCCTCCTGTAACTGGCTTAATGCGTAATCACGTGTCGCTTTCGTGCGTGACTCAACAGACAGAAAGTTTGATTTCCCGTCAGCGCTGAAGGCGATCGTGCGGTTGAGTGCGCCTAGCTTTCCGTCAGCACCATGATAACTGTTAATGAAGTTGTCCAGGCGCTGACGCGCTGCGATGGTAAGCGAGACACGGCGTTTTTTCAGTGCCGCCTCTCGCTGCAAATCTTCAGCGGCCAGTTGCCCGGCGCGGCGCAGGCGTTCAGCATCAGTAAGTTGACGCCATGACATCGGATCGTCACGGGCAATAGCTCGCATATTGCGGTAAATGCGGTCTTCGATATTCTGTATTTCTCTGGCTGTAAGAGTGCGCTGTGCTGCCTGTTGCACGGCCTGAATACATTCCTGTCTCATTCAATTATCCTCTCAAGAAACACGCTACAGCCACGTCAAAAAGGCTGGAATCCTGTATTGCCTGCTCATTCTCTTTGCTCGCTTCGTCCAGCACTTCCCTAGCGCTTCTCGACTGCGGGTTTCCTTCATCATCCAGGACGGTGATCATCATGTCCGGAGACTCAACCAGTGAATCTTCAGCGATACGAAGATCCATATCTCCTGCCTGTTCAGCCGTTGGCTTTTGCTCTGCCTGTCGCAATACAGCACCAAGTTCAAAAGGTGCAGCCTCGTCAGGAGTCCGTACTTCTGCTGTTTTATAGAATGACATAGCCTGTGCGTTAAGATCGCTTTCTGCCTGCTGGCGTCTGGCTAATTCCGCCCGCGCTTCAAAGTTAACCCCTCCCTCAACATTCGCCGCCAGATTATCCTTTGCCGTCTGTAGTCTGACCGACTCGTCATTGATACGCTGGTCAATATCACGCAGCCTTTCCTGACGCGCTGCACGTGCACGTGATAACTCACGTCTGCTGCCTGAAGGTTGTTCGTTAAGGACTCCGGAGCGTTCCTGGTTGAGTGTTTCAATGTATCGCTCAATACCGGTGATATCAGTCTGCAACTGATTAACCTGCTCAACGTCTAAAGCCTGCGCTGCCTGCTGCTCAAGCAATCTTGTGTCAACTGCAACCTGAGTGCTACCTTCATCTGTGCGATACAGGGTTTCATCGATCGCCTGAGAAATCAGGTTTCTGCGCCCTGTAATTTCAGTGAATGAAGCCGGCTCCGCAATGCTGGCCACATCAACTGCACGGCCCTGGCTTACGTCATTCATCGCCTTCTGTAGCGCCTGTATATGCGCATCACGTGACAGAACATTAACCGGAACACCAGGAGCAACATCAATCTCAGCGTGATGTGAGGCATTGGCTGCCAGCGCTGCATCCACCTCAGCCGGGGAAAATTCAGGAGTTGCAGCGCTCTCACCGCGGGCGTTCAGGAACCTACCCACACCACCAAATGCCACACCAAGAACCGCATCAATGGCGATAGACTGGCGATCAAACACATCATACTGAGCCGCCATTTCGTTATAACCGCCATCACGCAGCGTCTTTGCGGTCAGACCACGCTGTGCCATTCCGAAGGCAATGTTAGTTCCGGCTGCGTATGCGATATCTGGAGCTGCGCGAACAGCAGTAGCTGCAACATTACGTACTGCACTTTCACCTGTCCTCGCCAGTTGTGCGCCAACACTTTCTGCCAGCGCACCACCGGCACGTAAACCCAGACTCATAGGGATCAATGTGCCAGCACCAGCAGTGACACCCTGCACCAGACCAGCTTCCTGAGCAGTCCTGAAATCGACGCCCTGAGCAGTCAATTTCTCAAACTCAGAGAAGCCCTGCAACGCAGTGACGGCCGCCGCACCACCTGCAGGACCAGAAAGCAGTGTTCCTACTACCGCCTGTCCGCCCATATCGAAAAGACCATGAAGAACCTGCCCGGCAGTGCCTGTCGTTGCTGCATCAGGAGTCAGGCGCTTAACTTGCTGCTCTGCGAGTTTTCGCTGTTCGCCGATGTATTCAGCCGATGTATCATTGATGGAAGTGTTTTCGTTAACAAACTTAGCGATGGGTGAAACGATCTTATCCATTCCAGCCCAAAGAAGCTGGTCTGGTTTGGCAACCAGTCCAGAGTACAGGCCAGAAACAGCAGCAGTACCTGAGTTATCGAAGAAACCGACATCGGTATTAAACCCTGCAGGGTTAGATGCCGCTTCATCCAGTTGCTGATTCTGGTTAACTGCGTTGAGACCAAAGTAACTCATTGCGGGATCCCCTCTGAGAATCTCTGGCGCTGTTGGGTAAGGTCGATGACGACAGGAGTTCCATCATCTTTCAGCAAATACCCAGTGCCGAGTTTCACCAGATACTGGCTATCTCCATAGCTTTGCAGACCGTACTGGCCTGGCGGTGCTTTAATTCCTGCGCCAGTCACCTGAGTTTTCCATGCCTGATCAACTTGTTTATCAAATTGTTCGGCAGACATCCCCCAAGGCAACAGAACACTGCCCATGCCGTTATAATCGTGCACGCCACCAGTAGCTACGTTAACAGCCTGCTTCCATGAGTCACTGTCAATTTCACCCGAAACCACACCCTTCTTCGCCATCACCCCAGCGTAATAGTCCTTTGCTATCTCATAGGCCATTGATGCACCCTGCGCGTCACCGGCAAACGCATCCTTCACCATGTCAGAGAACTCTAGTCGCAGATCGTTATCCTTCGGCATTGGGATGCCCTTAGCATCATCAGTTCCTTTACGCGCCGCTGCACCGGACAGGATGGTTTGCGCTGCTGTTTCTGGTGATACAGAAACATCAGGGTTAAACCAGTTTTTCTCAGCTACCACTCCTCCTGGCTTATCCATCAGGATCCCAGCTACCGCTGCTGATGGCGCATTGGTGCTTATCTGCTGAAGCGCTGACATGTACACCTGCCCGCCGCCGGTGCTCTGCCGAATGGTGTCGAGATATGCAGACTGCTGAGAAACTGGTGCATCGCGGAAGAAAGCCCCGATCTGATTCGCCTCTTCTTTGGAAAAGAACGTCAGCGGAGTGCCGTATGCTTTTGCCAGATCATTAACCTGTGCAGCTCGCAACGCGATACTCTGACCGAAGTTTGCTTGGTTATTCATGTCGATCGGCTTCGTCTGCCCGGCGGCAAGTGAGAACTGCACCGGATCAGCCTTGCGCTGTTTGATCACCTGGTTAGCAGCGGTGACAACATTGTCATAAAGCGCGGACCGCGACGCATACCCTTCCCCGGTCTGCTCCGGAGTCGGCTCAAGCTGTTTAACATAGGCTGTGATGCTGCTGGTCGGCATGTTGCGGAACGAGCCAATATACTGCCCGGCAATCTGCGTATTCCTGAATTCGATGTATCGATGGTTTCCCTCCCGCACTCCGTAGGCAGCCATAAATTCAGCTTGTCCAGGTGGGTTTGGAAACTCAACGCCGCGCATATAAGCCGCGGTGGCGTCGCGAACCTGGCTATCGATAGCCGTTCTGTATTCGGCCTGCTGCTGCCGGCGGATCTGGTCAGCCTGGCGCAGAAAAGTGGCCTGTGCTTCCGGCGTGGCGGCGTCGAATGCTGCATTGCCGGTGTAGCGTTTATTGCTGGTTGGCAGTTGTGACAGCCCAAGAGCTGCGCTGACGCCGGTGGACAACTGATCCTGGCTATATGGCTGACTGCCATTTTCATGTTTAATGATGGCGGCGCAGAGCGCCTGCAGCGTGTCAGGATTGGAAGCATCAAGAGGCTGGTTTGCCGTTACGCCTAACTGTGCACAAACCGCTTTGATGTATGCAGCTGTGTCGTTATTGTCAGAAGGCGGTGCCCAGCGGTTAATGATCTCTCCAACGGTATCAATCCCCTGCCGCTGGTAGGATATGAGGTTGCGGCCCAGCGCGCGGATCCCATGCTCAGGGGTCTCGAATTTTGCAAACCGGCCATCACTACCAGTCTGCCCGACCCAAGGGTTTGATGCGCTGGCTTCGAGGTTACCCGGGTTGTTGTTGCGGATACCCCTGGCATCGCCGCTATCACCTTTCACATAATACTGATCTTGCTGCTCGTGCAACTTTTCAGCATATGCAGTCGCATCATCAGGATTATCAAATATTCCAAGGTGCTTTCCTGTTTTTTCATATAGCGCGATTGCTTCATCATCTGAAAGTAATTTACCGTCATCACTGACCGTTGGTATCAGGACTTCACCAGCATCTGTGCCTATGGAAATAGTTCTTACCGTGCTGATAGTACCATCTTCGTTTTTTACAGATGGTCGGTTGAATAAGTTAATGTTCCCCTGGGTAACCATTCCTTTCGTAGATGATGGCTCACCACCATAAGGGTTAACAGTAGCCCGCCGTGAACCGGCGGCCGTATCGCTCAGCTCACCGTTGCTCTGAATGAATCCGATCGCGTTATTTGCTGACCACTGAGAAAGCGCGCCATCAGCTACCTTCTCTTTGAATTCCACCTTTTTGGCTTGTATCTGCTCAGGGCTCCAGCCGTGTGCGGCGCCGAAACTTTCTATTTGCTGAAACGCCTGCTGATTAGCCAGCACATAGTTGGCGTTATCTCCGTACATTGCCGAAGCGGTTTTGGCGCCGGTGGTCAGCGTCGCCTGGAACTGCCCCTCTTCATACGCATTGAGCTGCCCTATCTCATGCCGGCCAGCCTGAGATGTAAACTGAATGCGCTGCTGCTGAGCCTGCTGCATGAATCCCTGGCGCGCAGACTCCGGCAACTGCATCGCCAACTCCTGAGTCTTTGCGTCAAAGAGCTGGGTGTATTCCTGCCCCTTGCCGAGGGCATTTTTACCCTGCAGGTTAAGCAGGCCATTCTGCGGGTTGGTCATCAGATCGCTTGCGGTCTGTGTCAGTTGCAGCGATGCATCCTGAGCCATAGCGACATCAGCGCGCTGTTTAGCCTGGCCGAATACGTCAAGCGCCTGGCTTCCTGTGCTCAGCAGCGCATCGCTGGTGTTTGGTTGATCGAATGCCTGAAACCCCTGAGTGGAAACGCCGCGGCTTTCAACCTGACGCCCGGCGACTGTTGGTACTGTTGGCATTTCTATGTCTCCTTATCGACCGGTTGGTGTGCCGATGGCAGCGCTGATCGGTGCCGCTTTGCTTTGAGTGAATGGTGACCACGTTCCGCCGCCCATCTGGTAAGCGCCGTATGCCTGAAGTGGAGCAGTCAGCAGTGTGGTAAATGCACCCATATTCCCCTGCTTGCGTGCTGAACTTGCCTGAGATTTGTAGTTTTCAGCCTGAACCTGATAGCCATACGCTTCACGCTGTGCGTTATTAACCGTAGTCAGCGCATCAAGCGCGCCAAACTGAGCTGTATCGCCAAAGATATCAAGCGCTCCACCAGTGGAAAGATCTGCGCCAGTTGCGCCCATGGTTGCCGCCTGGGTGCCAGCAGCCTGACGGTTACGACGACGAACCTCATCAGCCTGAGCATTACCACGGTTGATAGAATCCTGTGCCTGTGCCGTAGCCACTTCTGCATTTTGCTCGGCAACAGCAGACGAATACTTACCTTGCTGATACTGGTTGTATGCTGAAACGCCACTTAATGCGACACTGGCGCCAGCGAGAGCGATAGCCGGGCTGCACATTATTTTCTCTCCATGTGGAAACGGTGAAACGGTAGGTTGTTAATGCCATATGGCTGAGGTTCATCGATGGTGAATCCCAGCCAGTGAAGCCAGATGCGCGCAGTGTGGTTACGCGCATCAACATAATTTTCAAGATACGGGTAAACAGTCAGCATTGCATTGACCACTTTTCCGCACCGGCGCAGGAAAGTACGCTGGTATTTCTCCAGTGCGTCAGTGCCCACCAGCCATGGGATACCACTGCCGCCGATCATCGATGCTGGTGCTACGCCAAAGACAGTCACCACTTCGCCATTAATCAATCCGGCGCAGCAGAATGTTGATGTACGCAGACCGGTTTCCAGAACGCGGCGCGGACTCCATCCATTGATCTCCAGAAATTCATCGATATCAGCCTGGCGAACAAGCGGAATAATGGCTTCGATATGCTCTGTTGTAGCGGGTACGATCTGAGCTTTAATCATCAGAAGCCTCCGACGTTAAGGCGAGGCAATACAGCAAGAACAGAAAGCGGAAGCGGGTCAAGCTGGCGAACCTTAACGCGTCCATTTTTATCCCAGTTGCTGTCAAGTTTCACTTCGACCTTGCCGGTAGCGTCATCAACAGGATCGTCGTAGAACTCAAATTCACGCTGAGGATATTCATACCAGGTTCCGCCAGGCGTTGTTGCCCATATTCCACGGCTTGCGTTGACCACCATCGTGACAGTAGGAATGACCTGCTTTTTATCCAGCAGCGTTTCCTGCCCGTTGATATTGATGTCCAGCGTTTCGAATTCAGCTGTGATAGGCAGGCCGACATGCACAACTGCACCGGGAGATTCAAGGGTTACGGAGCCGCAAGTGACAACCTTCTGAGGCTCAACGCTGGCATCTGACAGGATGTTTACTGTCTGCCCTTCAAGATGCGACAGGCCGCTGAATGTCTGGCGGGCCATTTGCCAGTTAGTTGTGGCCGCATTACGCAGCACCGCCGGAACATTACGATTGAAGCGCACGACTACCGCAGTATTACTGGTCACTGAAATGATGTCGCCGCGCAACTCTTTAGCGACCGGTTCATTAGTGTCTGGATCTGTGCCGGCATATGGGAACTGAATCTGAGCGCCTACATCAGTATTAACGAAATACGCACCACCGCTTACTGTAACCTGGTAATCAACCTGATAGTTCCAGTCACTGGTGCCGCCACTGATGGTCATTGTACGTGATGACGTATTTCGCCCGTCGTAGCTCAGTCCGCAGTCTACAAAGAATGCGTCTTCATCATTGGTGAACAGGCGACTGGACAGGCGTTCGATGTAACGTACGGTCTGCCCATTGATATTACGGTTAACCACGAAGTAAACAGCATCCTCGCTGCCTTCACTGATTGAGCATGTGCTTTCGTACTTCCCGGCGCTGGATTGTGGCGCCCAGGCGAAAACCTGCTGATCGCGCAGATAGGTGAGCACCAGCAACTTGCCGTCATCACGAATGCAGAAAGCGCTGCTGTACGGCACAATGCAGAATGACCAGTCGACAATGCTATGCTTCTGGAAAAGGTGGTTTGCCAGTATGGTCAGGTCGGTTCCCTGATACCCGTCGACATCGAAGGAGTAGGCCAGATCACGCACAACGCTGCCTTTCTCCTGGATGAACAATGCGATGTTAGCCACAGCGATAGGTGGCACGTTACTTGATCCGTTATTCCCCTGAGAGCTGAACGAGAACGCCGATGGCGTGAGGACCTTATTCTGGTCCCCGGATATCGTATATTCCCCGCCAGATGTCAGAGCGACCAGGTTACCAACATCAATAAGGTGACGGATCTCATTCACCTGCCGCCCAGCGTAGGTGTAGATAATGCGATCATCATCCTGAATAGGATTGTTCTTGCCGAAGTCTTTATAATCACCGGTGCGGCTTGCCCAGATTGTTTGCGGGTACGCGGTAGACGCAGCAAAGTACAGGCGCTGCTGGTAGTAAACAACGGTACTCGGGTATCCGTTAACGCTGTTCCACGCGTATTTCGCCCACTTATAGCTGGCGTTAGCGGATCCAACAACCTGAGATGGAATGAACGAAACAACATCGGCAGTTGCTGTCAGACCATCGCCAGCCACTGCTGTGATTTTTGCAATTCCGAAACCGCTGTGCAGGTATTCCCACTGGATCCCGGTATCATCTGATCCGGTCCCTCCCCATCCATCCCACGACATACCTTCAGTGTGAGACGGGCGAAGGGTCCCGGTCTTGCCTGAGGTATTAGCGCGGTAGTAGTTGCTGTCTGCACGACGAACGTCGTTTATTGCTGTTGTTTTACTGGTTTCCCATACCGGGACGGAATCAACCGCAGGCTGCTCGAGATAGAATAGTTTTCCTACCTGTTCAGCACCAAAGATTGCAGAACTGGACGTCAGTGTAATTTTTCCGGTACTGGCGCTGGCGTATACCTTCACTGTCTCGTCAACGTTGATATCTTCGAACGGTCCGTTTTTTGTGGTAACGTCTACGATTTGCCAGTTGTCGTGCGCGTAGCGGCGCAGTTCTTTCGGAGGGTATGCGGGATGCACCAGCGTCAGAACATCGGCGCTCTGCGTGAATTTAATGCGGAAAAGGTCAGTGTCAGCATACGGCATCGCCAGCTCATAAATAACATTGCTGGTCGTCAGAACATAAGAGCCATCTTTGATAACGCGCATATAGTTGTGCCCGAACTCCAGAGCATAGGTCTGTACGGTCGAGAACTGAAATGGGATTAACCGGCACTTGCGATCAGGGTATTTAGCAGGACCAACAAAGCGCGTACCAGGTCGGTTCTCTACACCGCCATATTGGCGAACAATGAAGTTATCGCACTTACGCAGTGCCACCTGATACTTTGACATATCAATACGGCCATACAGTGAGGGACCAATTTCACCACCGGCAAAGCTCGGTTGAATCCAGCTAAAAGCCATTATGACAACCTCGCTGCTGTGAACTCATCTACTGGTGGTTGTGGCTCCTGCGATTCGTTCTGGCTATGTGAGCCAGCGCTCAGGATCACACGGTTGTACATCGTCAGTGCATTGTTACCGAGATCTGCGCTACCGGTCAGCGCCATATTAATGGCAGCAGCCAGACGCCAGGAAAGCGCCTCCATAAAAATGGCATCATACATATTGACGTCAGTAACCCGCGCCACGTACTTCAACCACGCTTTCGGCTGATCGGTGTAAATGAGCTTACCTGTCAGATCCTCATTGGAACCGACAACATATTCAATGCGCTGAGCAGCGGTAGGATTACGTATGCCGGTAGGCATGATCTCGGTTATACGAACGCAATCAGATGGGTACTGGTAAGCGAACTGCCAGTCAGGAGGCGGATTATTGGTATCAGCCAGCGCCACGCGCTTGGTAGCAAAGTTCCAGTCGAAATCAGCCAGAGCAGCATCACGACACGCATCGAAATGCAGTGAGCATTGCCCGGCCTCTTTGCTGGCTTCATTCAGGCTGTTAATGCTGCGACTGTTGCCGATATTGCTCAGCGCGCGGTTGCAGATCTCGATAACAGAAGCCATTAATCATCCTCCCCACCGTAGAGAGTTTGCGCTGCTGACTTCGGTTGCTCACCGGATACTGGACTGAGAGCCATATCAGTGATCTGCAGGCTGGCGTTATGCTGCATTCCATCTTCAGTTTCACGGGTAGAAGTTGAGCGAATGGTTGCCTTTGCTGTGATCATCACTTCAGTGCCGGCGGATTGAGGTGCTGCCTTGAGTTTGGTGAGCGTCTCGTTGTTCAATTCAATGCAAAGGCCCCACGGATAATCATCACGAGTCTGGGTTTTACCCTCCTCATCCTGATAGGTGTCGGTGCCGGTTTTGAGGTTTACCAGATCCATAACTGACTCCTGCAATAAAGGGGCCGAAGCCCCTTGTTTGATTAGCGAGGCTTAGATGCCCAGTTCGGCACGCTTTTCGGCGATCTCTTTTGCCAGAGTTTCAGCCGTTTTATTACCCGGCTTCTTGCCTAGTAAATCCTCATACTGCTGTCGAAGCAGAGTAAGTTCTTCACTTACCGCGCCAGTGCCATCAGATTTCACTTCTTCCACTACTTGATGAACCGCAGCGGGAGATGGAACATTGACAACTACAGAAGCCGATCTTCCTTTACGCTTTTCGGCGATCTCTTTTGCCAATTTTGCCGCATCGTTCAGTGGCTCCAGCGCCGTACCTGGTTCGCCGTCATACTCAACTTCAGAGCCTTCAGGCCAGAGGTTGTTATGAATGTGGGATAAACGCAGGACGCGGTATCTTGCTTTTTCACCTGACATCACTATCCCCTTAGCCAGTCACTTTTGAACGAATCGGGTAGTACGGGCTGTTGTTATCAACATCCAGGTTAATTCCCGAGGTAAAAGCACCGGCCGTCAGCGGACCAGTACCGACCACATAGTTAACACGCAGATAACGCTGGACACCTGCCGGAACTTTCGCGGAAAACAGGCGCTTTCCAGCAGTCAACGCCGCTAGCGCCAACGTGCCGCTATCGTACAGCGTGGTCCAGGTTGAGTTATCCGGGCTGGTCTGCAACTGAACGTTCAGGGTTGCAGCACCGCCTGCTGTTGCAGTGGTATTCACGTTTGCCCAGAACTCCAGCGGGTAACCAACACCGATATCACGTCGGGTGCCGTCGATAGGACCGAGATCGATTACATCAGTAGAAGCTGCGGAAGCCGTAACCGCCTGCGCTTCGGAGAACATCAACAGTTTGTCGAGGATCATTTTCTTTCTCCATTCATGGGCCGGTTAAGGCCCATCAGTTAATAACAGGCGTTAAACAACGCGCGCTTCTGTTTCCAGAATCGCATCGGTTTCACGGATCGGGATGCCACGGAAAGTGGTCCACCATTCGCCTTCTGTCTCTTTGACGGACAGAGCCAGAGAAGCTTTATCCAGAGATTGCAGGTCGAGTGCCTGAGCAACGGTGCGGTTCATGTAGAAAACAGCACGCCCCATCTTCAGGTTAGGAACGCGGTGAAGCGCTTTAACCATCATCGTGACGATGTTTGCAGCAGAAGAAGGAACAGACAGATCGCTAACATCGATGTTGGCGATGCGAACAACGTAGCGCCAGTCGCGCAGGGCCAGCCCATTATCCCACTTGTAGTGGGTACGATATCCCTGATATTTACCACCAGAAGAATCGGTAAGAGTCTGTTCTCCCAGGTTCTGAGTCTGTAATCCTGCCTTCTGGCCTTTAGGGAAGATGCCGTGAACGGTGTTTTCACCCCACACCACCAGCCAGATAGATGTGTTATCAGTTCCGGTACCGCCAGCATCGATAATGTTCTGACCGTTGCCAGCAGATTTGCTTGAGTAACGCGAAGACAGGCCCATGAACTGCTGAGGGTTAACGCTGGTATCACCATAGAACAGCGTCTGAGCCATCTGCTGGTTCATGCCTTCGATGAATGCACGGTCTTCAGAAAGACGGAATTCAGCGGTGTTGCCGTTCAAATCTGCCAGTGACTTGTCAACTTCGGCATAAGTTTCCAGCATCCCGCAGGAGTCAGTTACCTGTACTGTGGTTGATTTGCTTGGCTGCACGCCGTAGTTAAGCAAACGCCAGGTAGCAGATGGCAAACCAGAGCGCACGGTAGTGCGGTGGCCGGTTGGCAGATTACCCTCAACAAACATCATGTCCGTCAGGATTTCGTTGGTTTGGGAAAGGAGTTCGACGATCTTATCGACCTTCCCGTTTGGATCAGTACGCTTAGCCCAGTCAGCCAGCGTCAGCGCATTTACGCCTTTAACAGCCATGGTTATTTCCTCTCTTATTAGCCATAAAGCACTTCGGCCGCACTACGCTGGCCTTGATTACTGCCATCTACCATGCCGTCTTCCGACATGGCTTTACCGATTTTGATGAAGGTTTTAACCAGCTCAGGGTGATTACCCAGTCCGGTGCCTTCCAGATATTCTTTCAGTTCAGGTGTGCCGAACTGAGCAAGTGCACGCTGCGCAGCGCTGAGGTTTGCGGTCAGCTTGTCGCCGCCGATATCCTTGTCTGCTTTAACGTCAGCAGCCCACTGTTCGGTGGTTTTCTGCCAGGCTTCTGCCTGCTGCTGCTGGACCATTGGCATAATCTTGGTGCCGTATAGATCGACCATCTTCTGCGCCTGCTCATTAGTCAGGTTCAGTTCGCGGGCGATAGGCTCGAACTGCTCCAGCGCTCCGGTGTCGAGTTCCTGGCCTTCAGATGGTTTGAACTCGTATTTCTCCGGAGCGCCTTCCTGCTTCTGCTCTTTGTTTTCACCAGACTTTTTCTCTTCTGGCTTATCGCCATCAGCATGTTTTTCTTCCTGAGGTTTGTCGGCTTCAGCACCAGGTTGCGGCTTATCGCCTTCTGGTTTAGCCGGATCGCCAGCGGGTGCCGGATTATCACCAGTTGATGATGCGGGTTCAGATGCAGCAGGAGCTGCGCCACCATCAGCAGGTTGCTCATTGCAAAGACGGCGATGCAGCAAACGATCAAATAAATTCATGGTTACTCCTGTTCACTGGCCTCTGCGGCCATCTTCAGATACTGATCAGGACAGTGCGCCATAACGCGTTGCAGTAACACCAGTGCTAGGTTGCGCTGCCCTTCGTTGAATGCTGTGATGTGCGGGTCTACGCTGAAGCAGGCGCCGAACACCTGACCTTTCTCCAGCAGTGACCAGATGACGCGGCGGCCCTGCTCGCTATCCATGACGAATTTGATGTCGTCCTTCTCGCGCTGTTCCAGATCGTGCTTTTTCCGCTCGTTCTGAATGCGCAGTTCCTCTTCGTCGATATCCATCATTGCTGCGGTGCTCCTGCTGCATTAGCGATAGCTGTTAATGCGCTCGGGTCGCTGGTCTGCGTTTCGCTGAGAGTCTTGGCCCCCTGCGCTGCCGCCTGCCCCATAGCCATTACCTGTGCTGCCTGAGCCTGTTTCGCGCGCTCTTCACGAATTCCCTGAACCTGCTCCTGCGGAACGATGACGGTTGGCGATACGCCTGACATTTCAGAGAACGCGTCGATAGCCTGATCCACGTCGAGCTTGTCGAGCGCTTCAGGTTTGAACTGTGCCAGTTGCCCGATAAAGCCAACTGTCTGCGACAGGCTGGTGAGGCCGATAGATTTCTGAGCCTGAGCCATCACAGAGATGTACTCGATGCGCAGCGGCATGCCCTGAAGAACGTCAGGAGGTTCGGGCAACATGTTCTTGCGGGCCATGATTGAGAACACGCGATCGATAAGCGGGTTGAGTGCTTCGTCGTTCAGGCGTTCCAGTACAGGTCCGAGAATCAGCAGTTTCTCTTCCTTCATCTCGATCACCGCTTCCACCGGCATAGAGCGGGTGTTGATGTTTTGCAGCATCATGAAGAGGTCGACGAAGTAGGCACTGTTGATAGTCTGACGGGTGTCCTGAATGTCAGCCAGCAGGTCGGCGGTATTCGGGTTTACCAGGTATGCAGGTTTGAAACCATCATGACCGGTCAACACGTCGAGGTACGTCACATCGCCAGGCAACAGGGAAACACGCTGATTCTTGAGCGATGTCGGGGCAACCATCGGCGGGTTAGTGGCTTTATCGATCAACTGAGCTTTGCGCTTCTGCTCAACCTGAAGGGCTTTAACCTGACCTAGCGCCAGCATGCCAGGGCAAGATGAGGCGTAAACATCCTCACCGTTCACTTCCCAGCGAGGAGCCAGGATCGGGAATTCATCGAAACCGGATTCACGCAGCAGCTTGTCGGAGTCGCCGCCAGACTCGAAATAGACAGAGCGGTAAGGCTTATTCTTGCTGTCCATCTTCCCGCTGTCGCGGTTGACGTTAGGCGTAATGCAGTGGTTAACCTCCACCCACGTTTCATACGTGCCGTTTTCCCACATGCCTTTTACGGATGTACTGACGTTATCCAGACCGAATTCCTGCACCATCTGGCGAACGGTCATGGAGAACTGGCGAATGCAGGTGTCAACGCTACCGCGCGGACTGTTAGCAAGGTAGTAACTGCCAATCGGGAATGGCATTGTGCGGATCACGTCCTGGTCATCTTCCAGAACAGCCATAGCGCCGGTGCCGAAAGTACCCAGGCTTGCGTACATAACAGGCAGTGACTGATACAAATTCGATTTGTTGAACACTTCGTTCATGCGGCGCTGCACGACTTCCAGCCATATTTTCACCGGGCCGTAGTCCATCATGTCAGGGTCAGGCGTTGCCAACTTGAACCACGGACGGGCCGGACTAGTGATGCCTGACATCATGCCGCTGGACAGAATGCGCTGAGCCATTGAGCCAGTGGGATCAACAATCTTTGTATTACGACGATCATCACGGTTTACATCAGACGTCAGAAAGCGGGAACCACGCGGATTGATGAAGTCACTCAGATCACGCCAGTGCGATTCGAACGATGTGCGCTCATTCTTCAGCTGCGCAAGTTGCTTCAGCAGGCGCTCTTTTTCGGTTTCCGCCATCTCTGCCTACTCCGTTACTGACCAAGCAGCGTTTTACCGCTGGTGTTTGCGGTTGAGGTGTCACCCTGCGCACCAGTAAGCAGCGTAGAACTGCGACCAGCTGCTGCACGGCGGCGGCGCTCTTCGTCGTCACGAGAACTGATAACTGCTGCATCCTGCTCCTGTGGCGCAGCCTGTACTTCTGGCGCTGCTGGCACTGATGGCTTGCTGCCGATACACATAGCAATAGCTCCGTACGCAATTAAATTATTACCAATTTAACCACATGTGATTTATTTAGCGTAGGCTATTGACACTTATAACATCAGATATTACCTTTTAGGTAATTGATATTGATGTAACGCAGTGGATGTACGGCATATGGCACATGTGCCGCAGCGGTCCGGATGGGTTCCCTTGATGCTACTTCCCCAGCCGGGTAGCCGGAATGTGCAAGCCAGTGTTAGGTAAGCACGGACAGACGATTCACCATCGTGGCGATACGGTGTTACACCTCGGAAGAGACGAGGATGCAACGATGAGAGCATTACTGGAGATGAAGCCGCCCTCGCCCGGTTAGCGTGTCTGCGAAGGTAGTGCTCTCAGCGTTGTGGTGAATAAGGCATTAAACCGGTTACCACCGGTGATTGTTAGAAGCATCTGCGCAGAGTTGCTATGCCGAATAGACTGCGTACCACAACCCAATCACGCCTTAGGACCGTGATGAAGCGCCTATAAAAACGATGCTGTGTAGCTATTGGCGGTGGCAGTTTCCCTTGATGCTGACCACCGTCACTTTTACATCAGAACGCCATTGCGATGACGTTGCGCTGTAAACCCGTAAGCCATGGAAGGCACCCTTGTTTCCAGTTCGCCCACTTCGGTGGGCATTTTTTTTAAGTTGAAAATCATGAAAGACGAATTTGACGGATTTTAATACCGTGACATGTCACAATCAGCCCGCCGATGCGCGGGCTTTGTTATTTCCATGGGTCATAATCAGTTACTGCCTTACCCTGCTGGTTCTCATGACCAGGAATACGCAGCCGTTTCGATACCGGGAAAGCAAACGTCAGCAGCAGCGCGTCACCCTTACCAGGAGAACGGCCTAAGCGCTCTTTGATATCCTCCTTCGGCTCAATGACGATCTTGCCGTCAACCCTGACTTTGTACTCTGCCGCCGACAGGTCATCAGCCGTCTCCTGATCATCCAGCGCGCCGCCGAGCTTCAGCCATGTTTTGCAGCTGTTGAACATCTCGCCGCGCTTGTTGAGCATCTGAGGGTCTGTCGAGCCGCCGCCGAACGGGATTAACTGCCACGTCCTGCCCCATCCGTCACCGATGGACTTAAGCCCGGTACCGTAACCGAAGTCGATGAAAACCGCGTCAGCCTGGTACTGGTCTTCAAAGTCGGCGATGCGCTTCGCCATAATCAAATCGTCGGTGGTCTTGTTGCCGGTCCATAGCACTTTGCTATGTAGCCCCTGCCGCAGGTAAATCACCGCGTCATCCACGCCGGAATAAGCGGGGTCGACGCCGATAATCACCGGAGCGTGCGCCACCTGCCCGGCGGTCACCACGCGCTTTATGGCCTCATCGGTCAGTCCGGTCGGGATAAACTGCAGCTCAGACGCATCCGGGAATATCCCCCGCACACGAACTTTGACAAAGTCGCTGTCCTCGCCGTAGTCGTCCACCCATTTCTGCAACTGCTGCTTGTTGGTGCCTTCCACGGTGCGGCTGTCAATCTGCGCGCACTTCCAGCGGTGTTTGTACTTGCGGAAACATTCACGGAAACGCCCGGTGTTACGCGTCGGGTTACCGAACGCCACCCAGATAATCTCTGTGTCTTCGTCCGTCAAAGCGCCCTCGGCCACCTCCCACACCAGATCGGCAATGTTGGATGCTTCGTCGAATACCACGATGATGCGCTTGCGCTCGTTGTGCAGTCCTGCGAATGCTTCTGTATTGTGCTCAGACCATGGGATTGCGTCAGCGCGCCAGCGTTTGTCGTGACCTGGATCGTTGCTGTACATCGCCGTGGCGGTGCAGGTGAACCACTCTTTCGTGATAGCCAGGTTCGACCATTTGATGATTTCAGGCCAGGTCTTCGTGCGAAGCTGGTTGTCGGTGTTGGCAGTCACCACAACCTTGCAATCCTCGCAGGTCGACATGCCCCAGTTAATCAGCATAGAGATGAAAGCGGATTTACCGATACCGTGACCAGATGCGCTGGCCAGCATCAGCGGCTGGTGACGTGTAGCGGGATTCTGGAGGTGATCACGTATCTCGCGGAATGCGTCGGCCTGCCATTTACGCGGACCAGTGGCGTGCGCCAGCTCTGTTCCATCCTCACCCCACGGGAACGCGTACAGCGCGTAGCCAAGCGGGTCATACGTGAACGAGACGATATCCTCGACGAGCTGTTCTTCCGGCGACATGGATGCGGCTGTCATTCTTCACCACCAGCCTGCTCTTTCACGCGACGGCGGGCCTTCGCTATACGGTCGGCAATCGTGACGGTACCGGAAACCTCCAGACGCTCTTTGAACGCGTTGACGTCGATGTGCTTACCAATCAGCTCGAGGTTCTTCACCTTGTCAGGCCATTTGATTTTTTTGAGGATGCCGACCAGCTCTTTCTCGTCTCCACGACCTTCAAACATGTCGGCCAGTTCGAAGCCGGTAAGGTACTGGCGCCAGACCTTAGGCCATTCCGAAACCGGCTTGATGCTCATATCGTCGTTGAGAATGTCGATCACATCCATCTGGTCGATTTCCACCAGGCGGAGAAGCACATAATCAGCACTGACGCGCAGGCGCTTGTTGCGCTCTTCCATCAGTTCGGCAATCCGTTTCTGGATACGCTCATCACGCATCATGACACTGGCTTTGACGGATGCCGTATTAGGCGAGAATCCTGCGTTAATCGCCGCCTGCGTCTGATTCTCAGGGCATTTTGTATATTCCTGCGCGTAAGCCTCCTGCATAGCTGTGAGGGGCTTGTACTGCGTTGATTTGCGTTTTGGTGCTTTTGGTTCTGCTGGCATTGTTACCACCGAAGTAATAATTACCGTTTTGGTAATAGTAACACGCAAAACAAAGCCGCCATAGTCGGCGGCCGTTGCAATTTATTGCCGATATCGTGACATGTCACACTGATAATTTAGTTTCATGCCAGCCACGCGTAACCCAGCATGCCGAGTCACCATCGCACGGACACGACTCAACCGGCAACGCATCGCCACATTTCCCGCATCGGTTCGCGCTGATGGATTTGATACGGCCACGAACGCGGGCATCATCCTGGCGGATCAGCAACGCGATGTACTCGCTCATGCCATACGGCGCACGACCATAGCGACGGGCGGCGCAGTTCCGCGACAGCATTTCCAGTTCCTGCTCATCCAGGACCAGCTCAAGCTTGCGCTCACCGGCGGCGTATTGCCGCGCACGCTGCGCTGCTTTGCGCTCTGCTGCGGATTTAGCCATCACTTCACCTCCTGCGGTGCTGCTGCGAGCATGGCCTCGTAGATATTCCCGAACTGTACGCAGAATGACTCATCGCTATTGAACAGCACATCTTCGCAGTTCATCGCTGCCTCTATCATTTCGTCCGTTGGTTCAACGGGTACAAGTGCGTAACCACCCGGAGTTACCGGAGAGTTAAGTTGTTCGGAATTACCGAACGACTGCATGGCAGCGTTATAACCATCGGCAAAAATTTCTGCTTCTTCGTTGTTCAGTTCAGCGCATATTCTGGCTGTAGCCTTGCACCCTGAGCATTCGCACTCTGGTCGATAACCGTGATCGATTGGACTTTGCACCGGAGTGTTGCCATTCACATCGAAATTTGGCTTTGCGTCCTGAACCAGAAGGATGTAGCCATTCTTTGCTGTGCACAGTTCTGATACCTCGGTGACGGTGCCGAAATAGCGATTCCCGGCATCAGCACCACAAGTGCTTACATCAATGGAAACTTCCATGCCTTCGATTAATTCTGGCAAGTTGTAAGTTTGGCTTACAGGTTGGTTTGGTTTTTCTAAGTCATGATGCCAGGCGGCGCGAACTGTACGTGCAATTCGTTCACGTAACTGTTGTGTGCCGTGATACTCAACAGCAATATCACGCAGCTCGTTTACCAGTTCCCGGATTTGATTCTTTTTCACGATTTACCTCCGTTGAGCATGGCGGCGCGGCAGGCGTTCCATCCCATTTTGTACGCCTGGCCAATAGTCGTTACACAATCTGCGCTCTCAAGAGCAGAAATGGCCTGCCGAACACTGATGGACTCTGGCACAACCGGCGCTGGCTGCTCTTTGATGTGTAGTCGTGGCTCGCCATCTTTCGGCTCAGGCCACTGACGCGCCATATTCACCTTCAGCTTTTCTTCCATCGCAGCTGTGATTTCACCATCGCTGATACCGGCGCGGCGTTGCGCATCCCATAACAGGAATTGCATGTCAGCCCACTCACTGAGGTCGCCAGGTTCTGCCGCTGCCTCTAACGCTTCTTTTGAGAGGTGTTTAAGTGGGCCAACAGGGCCAACATTACCGAACGTTGAATCTGACCACTCTGCGTGTCGTTTGCGAATGAGATTTCGCAATTGTAGTGATGCGCCTTTCTCTTCTGGCAACTTGTAAGGCTGGCTTACAGGCTCAGCGTCCAGCGATGCCAGTGCGATACGCGCCAGCTTCAATTCGAATATCTGCGCTTCCCACCCATTAGATAAATCGGATTCAATTTGCTCAATGAATGCCTTAACTTCTTCTTTGGTAATAGTGGTCATGGGTTAGTCCTATGGCGTCCAGTAAGTGAGTTCTTCGGCAACATGCCAGTTGGCGTCAGCCTGGTCCTCAAATGGCGGGTCTGTTTTGAGGCGCTCTTCAACTGTGATGGCTGCATTCTCCCGACAGAATGCCTTCCACGCTTTACGGCCACCTCTCCAGCCTTGCCCCTGATGCCATCCCAAGGCCTTTGTTTCGGTACGCCATGCACGATTAGCTAACTGCATTTGTGTCTTAGCCATTATTCGTCGCCCCATTCGTCATAGAAAAAATCATCAACCCGCTTATATGCCTCATAGGCGGCTTCAATCTCCATTTCGGTAATGTCGAATGATTTACCGTTTAACTCGACCATGCATTCCAGTGCTTCGCCCCAATCTTCAAGGGACGCGGTTCTTTTTGTTGCGCTAAAATCTGCCATCACTCTCCCTCCCTCTTGATGCCAGCGTGAGTGCTATATGCGGACATGCACTGCGTGAACCCGGATTGGTCATCTGTCTGCCCATAGCTGAACCCGGCTTTCAGGCCGTCACGGAATGCGCTATCCTGCAACTTGTCAGCAGTTTCAAGTTTCGCCTCCAGTTCTGCTATGCGCTGGCGTAATGCTGTAATTTCCACCTCAGCAGCGTCTGCGTAATGAACGTTTTCATGCACAAGTGGTGGTAAATCCGGCGTAATGACACCAAAAAGTTTTGCCAGCGCCCGGTAATTCAGTTCGCTGTGATAACGACCTTTGCAGCGAACCAGTTTTTCAGCAGCAGCTACAATCGCGCTTTGTTCTGTCATGCGCTTTTTTGCTGCTTCCAGCTCAACTCGCAGCTTCCCAACCGTAAGCGCAATATCCTCGTTCTCCTGGTCGCGGAGTTTGATGTATTGCTGTTTTTTATCCAGCTCATCCAGCAGCGCCTCTGCGGCGATATCTTCGATAACGCCATCGGCGAATGAGCGATCAAAATCGCCTTCCGGTGCATCAGCCATAAATTCTGTGGAGGTCAGTATCATTCGTGCGATGTCCGCAGCGTTCTTTGCTGTGTCGTCGATAAATCCTGCATCCCATGCGGCCAGCATTCGGTTAGCAACAAAGTAAGCGCCTTCCTTGTGAGCCTGCGCCCGCATCTCCGCCAGAAAAGCGTCGGTGGCTGGGGTTTTACTTCTGACATCCCTGATAAAGTCTTCTGCTTGCATGGTCATTCCGACACCAAATTCATATTTCATCAGTGCCTTTTGCATTACGAACGCCCCACCTTTGGCGATATCAGACAACCGTGCATACTCCGCAGCCAGCGCATTACTACGAACCAGTTGCACATCCAGCTGAGTAGCCAGATCGCTAATCAGTTGCGCTACATCGCGCACATCGACCGCACCGCATGATGATTTCAGTTCTGCGGCCTGGTCATGCCCGCGCTTTACCAGATCACTCACTTTGCATTCCATCTTTACCCCCGCTTACCCGTATAAGTTATTGATTAGGTTGATAACTAAAAGGATCATCGATTTAGAATTCTTCGATGTTCCAGCCGCCACCCGCTTTCTTTGGCTTAACCGTTACCCCGATGATGCGAAACGGGTACTGGTCTGCTGCGACTTTGGTTTTCACCCTGGCGTCGTCGGTCCAGAATCCTTTCACCTCGTGCAGTTCCATCTCACCACTGGTTAGCATCACTGCGAAGTCCGGCGTGTAGAACGTGTTATCAGCCAGGCGCAGCTTGATACCTTCGAACCGGTACCAGGCGATTTCCCCTGCGTGCTTACGCAGCTCAAGGTGCTGGCAGTAAGCTGATTCGGTTTTATTCATCTGGCCCGTCTTGAGCCTTCCGAGCGCCTGTAACTGCCTTTTCATGATTTACCCCTCAGGTAATTTAAAACCACAAACGAGTTAATTTCAATAGCAATGCGCATATTTTATTACCTTTTTGGTAATTCATTAGATGTAAAAAAATGCGCTGCTGCGCTCCCGGTGTTAACCGCGAAATCCAGGAGGTATCTCGCTGTCTGGTTCTGGTACTGCGTTAACGTCCCGCTGCTGAGTTCTCGCTGGCTTTGACCTGGAGAGTTGAACACTGCGAGCCAGTTTCTGCTGCCACTGGTCGTGGTGAAATGCTTTTCCCTCGGCTTTCCAGTACGTAATGAAATCAGCCAGTTCAAATGGCGTCACATCGGTTTTAAGGTTTACCCCCCACAGGGCAGCTCGTTTGGTGAAATCAGGATCCGGCGTCCAGCTATCAGGCATGGTGAATTTACCCAGAGAACCGGATCCGCCTGGTGGTGCATATCCATCAGTAACAGAATTTGTCGCATGTGGATCTGGCTCTTCACCTCCTGAGTTATCCACAGGCTGATTTTTCTCGTCGCCTATGTGTGGGGTTTTATCTTTTAGATCTTCTCTTCTCTTCTCTTCTCTGGTCCGCTTTTTGTCCGCTTCAGATGCGGACGCTTTGCGGACATTTCTCTTCCTGTCTGCGTCCTGTGCACGACGCTTGGCAGACTGTCCGTTATGGGCTTCAAAGCGCGGCATTACTAGGCTTTCACCATCTTCTTCAAGCCATCCGACAGCCATCATTGCACGCGCAAACCCGGGGAAGCCGATCAGGTCGTCGAGAGTCTCCGCGCTGTATCCGTCAAGAAAACCGTCAACAGAGTGGACATCAAAAAGACACCATGCGGAATGTAGTCCGCCAACTATCCGCAATCTGTCCGCTTTCAATGCGGACGCCATGCGGACAACTTTAGGATGCGTGTGCAGATCGGCACGCATTTTTATCCAGTCACCGGCCATAGCTAACCCCCAAATAAGTTCGGATGTAGTAGGCTGCTGGGATCATGCTGCCTCTCTTGCCGTTTTGGCTGCCTTCATTTTTTCGGAACGAAGCTTTGCCTGTCGCCGTGCTCGTTCGTTATTGCACTTCACACATTCCCCGCTCAGGGTGTAGCGCTCGCAGTCATGACCGTGGATACATTGCTTCCCGGTGTAGAAGCGAGTAAGGCCCAAATCGAGAGCCTCACGCTGGGTGATTCGCTTCATCGGATTACCTCTTTGTTATTTATCTTTGGTAATTTTGCACTAAGACAAAAAAAGATCAACCGTATATGGTTTTTTATTACCATAAAGGTGTTTTATGCAGGAAGGAGCCGCCATGGGATGACGGCATTGATGGGTTCAGAGGGATTATCGGTCGTAGAAGAAGAGCACTAATTCAGGTTTAGACTTTGTCCATTCGCGGGAACGGCACGCTTTAAAAAGTCCTTCCATCAGACGCTTACCCGGCATCTTGCGGCGCCCGGTCAGGTGCGTCTGGATGTAATGACTGGTGGTTCCGGCTTCAACTGCAAATGCTTCACGCTCATCAGGAGACAGCCCCAGCCAGTGCTTTTTGAAATCAAATTTTTTTTCGTCACTCATATTTTGCTTATCTCAGCCTGTCTATTCATATCTGAATTATTACCTTTTTGGTGAAAAAATCAATGATTATTACCATTATGGTAACTTTACCTTTATGGTAATATTCATTTAAATTTAGAGTGTTAGGTAATAATAAATGGGAAAATACAATAGCTATGAAAAGTATTTATGACATAAGACGCAAAAACCTTAACGAAATCATTCTCCGGGATTTCGATGATACCCAGTTACGCTTTGCAGAACGGGTGAAACGTTCGCAGAACCTGGTCAACAGGTGGTGTACTGGTATCAAAAATATCGGACCGAATGCCGCGCGTATCATCGAAGAAGCAGCCAGCAAAGAAAAGTTCTGGCTCGATGTTGATCACGAACTGGACGCAGTACAGGCTGATATCTTTATTCCGGCCACTGAAGATGGCGAATGGACTGTAGAGAAGCAGGCCGCAGCCACGCTTAATGCCTGGATGAGAAAGGACACGGAAATGACATCCGAAAAGAAAGTTGCTGTAGCAGCTGGTATTGGCCCGGCCACCGTTAACCGGATTATGAAAGCGGAAGTCAGTACAACCATCGGCGTTCTTTCCTCCCTGGCACGCGCGTTCGGGCATGAAGCATACGAGATGATTATTCCCGTCGGCGCACCTGGTATTATCGACTATGACCACCGGATGTATGCAGCTCTGCCACAGGAAGAGAAAAACAAGATCACCTCATTCATAAACTTCGTGTTTGAGCAGAACAAAAGCAAGTAATCCCCTGCCATTCTGACGCTTTACCTGCCCGATGGCGGTAAGCTCACTCCTCACGCAATTACCAAAATGGTAATTTTTTCTCGTCATGCCTATTGACATAATCACTTTTTGATCTGATTATCACCCAAAAGGTAATACTCGAGCACATCGCTCAGGCAGAAACCACCACTTCGTGGATTTCCTGCATCTTCATGTATTACCAAAATGGTAATAGCGAGGTTTGTATGCAGTGGAAAGTCATCAACGGTTGGTACTGCGTTACAGCTTGCGGGCTGATGAGCTGGAAGTTCCGCACGCTGGGTGAGGGCATGAAATGGGCATTTACCAACAAGGTTGCGCACGAAGTTGCCAACGATAACGGGATATGGGGGTGAGCAAGTGAATATTCAGCAATTCAATAACCTGAAAAAAATAGCAACTCAGTTTGGCAATGACTATCAGCTGTCATCTGAACTGTATGACCGCCACGTTGAGCTTATCGAAGCAGTAGCTGGTTGCGAAATGGAAGAGTCATTCAAACGCGCCATTCTCCGTGCCGGTGTTCGTTATGAAGTTCTGGAAGCGGCATTTGAAAGTGATGATTTCGAAGAGCTGATGTCTTCACTCAAACGTGAATTGACTGGCGTCATCGCACGTCTTGACCTTGCTGACCAGATCGACAGCAAAAGGAATGCAGCATGAATACCGGTATTTATTTCGACATCAGCAACGAGGACTACCACGCCGGTGACGGCGTGAGTAAGTCACAACTGGATATGGTGGCCAAGAACCCTTCCCTTCTGAAATGGGTGAAGGCAGCCCCGGAAGACGAAGAGAAGAAATCCGCACTGGACATGGGTACTGCTCTGCACTGCCTGCTGCTGGAGCCGAAGGAATTCGATAAGCGTTTCATCGTGGCGCCGGAATTTAACCGCCGAACCAATCAAGGCAAAGCGGATGAAGCCGCATTCATGAAAGACGTTGCTGGCATGGGCATGACGGTGATGGATTCTGAGCAGGGCCGGAAGCTGAAACTTATGCGCGATAGCGCAATGGCTCACCCGGCGGCGCGCTGGATGCTGGAAGCACCAGGCCACTGTGAAGCGTCGATGTACTGGAATGACGAAGAGACTGGCGAACTGTGCCGAATCCGTCCGGATAAATGGCTGAATGAGCACAACGTGATCGTCGACGTGAAAAAGGTTGCAGACATGGATCGCTTTTCCCATCACATCGAGGAATTCCGCTACCACGTGCAGGCAGAAATGTACCGAGAAGGTGCGCTGAAAGTAACCGGGCAGCCACACGGATTCTTCTTCATAGCAGTAAGCGAAACCATCGATTGTGGTCGCTATCCGGTAAGGGTTTTCCAGCTTGACGAATATGACGCAGATATTGGCTACCAGTTGTTCCGCCGGGATCTGAACACCTATCACGAATGCCGCATCAGCGATGAATGGGGCGGTGTGGAAATCATTAAACGCCCTGAGTGGGCACGCAAACAGGATATGTACGTATGAGCAACGAAATCGCAACCATGAATGCACCAGCAGATACCGCTATCGCTGGAACTGCTGCCACCATTTTTAGCCCTGAAGGGTTGAACCAGTTGATGAAGTTTGCCGAAGTGATGGCGCAAAGCCGCGTAACGGTACCGGCTCACCTCGCAGGGAAGCCAGCTGATTGCATGGCTGTGGCAATGCAGGCTACTCAGTGGGGAATGAACCCATTTGCCGTCGCGCAGAAAACTCATGTCGTCAGCGGCACCCTCGGTTATGAGGCACAGTTGGTAAATGCGGTTATCACCACGATGTCGCCAACAAAAGACCGTATCAACTATGAGTGGTTTGGACCGTGGGAAAACGTGATCGGCAAGTTTGTAGAGAAAACATCCCAGAAGGGAAATACCTACATTGCGCCTGCGTGGACATTGAAAGATGAAGCGGGATGTGGCGTACGTGTATGGGCAACGATGAAGGGTGAAGATGAACCACGCGTTCTGGAATTGCTCCTGTCTCAGGCTCAAGTTCGCAACTCTACTCTTTGGGCTAGCGATCCTAAACAGCAGCTTGCATACCTGGCAACCAAGCGCTGGTCACGCCTGCACTGCCCTGACGTAATCATGGGCGTCTACACCCCTGACGAATTGCAGGAGGCAACACCTCGCGTTGAGCGCGATATCACGCCACCGGCGGCAACGGCTCATGGCATGAACAGCCTGATCAACTCAAAGCCAGAGCAGAAGCAGGAAGAGCGTCAGCAGCATAAAGACGATCGCGGTCCTGAAGAGATTCTGCACGCATTTTCCGGCGCGGCGATGAACTACAACACCCAGGCTGACCTGGACAAAGCATACAAATATGTTGCCCAGAAACTGGCAGGTGATGATGACCTGCTGGCAAAAGCAACCGACGTTTACACCATCCGCTGCGACGAACTGAACGAAGTACCAATGTGATCACCACTGCGGCGCCACGCGCGCTGCAAATGCAAGAGAGGTAATGATGAAAAGAGCATTTGGCAAAAAGGAACTGATGGCAGTGGTGCCTGTATCGATGAGCACCATTGACCGCATGGAGCGCAATGGCGAGTTCCCGCAGCGCTTCTGGATCACTGATAAACGTTGTGCATGGAATGCTGAAGAGGTTGAAAACTGGCTTGATGAGCGCCAGGCCACAAGCCCGGCAGAGTTCACCGGAAAAAAGCCGCCGGTTGATCAGCGTGTTTACCGCCCAGTAAGTAACGCCGCATGACAGCGCTGATCAGGCACTGGGAAAAATGGTCAGGATGGTATTTATTCCTGACCGCCGTTTCCGCCTGGCTGTATCTGCTGGCGGTAATTTTCAGAGAAGGCTGGATCCGATGAGCAAATTAACCCGTCTTGAAAAGTATCACCTGAACTATGTGTCTCAGCGTCAGGCTTCAAAGGTTGTCGCCGTAACTCCGGCAGCGATGGAGGTAGAAAAGCGCGCTGTTGAGCGTGAATCGAAAGGCCAGTACCGCATTGCAGCCAGACTCTGGTTGCTGTGTATGGATGTAGCGGTCGGTGAAGTGGAGCGCGCCAGAATAGCGATACGCCGTGATCAGTGCATATCGAGAGGTAACGGTCTGCGCCGTGGCGAATACGCTGGGATCGGATGTCGCGGGGTGGTGTATGACTAATCCTCAAGACGATATAACTGTTGGAATGGTGACACTAATTTATTCGATGAAGCATGGTGGCTGGTTAACTCCAGCCAAACTGATTATTCTCAACCCTATAGCAGCTCAGAGAGTAGCTGAAAAGCTGAATGAATCTCTTAAGGTTCGTCCAATTAAGGCAGGTATGGCATGACTGGTAAATACACTCTTATCTACGCAGATCCTCCTTGGTCATACCGCGACAAAGCAGCCGACGGCGAGCGCGGCGCCGGGTTCAAATATCCGGTGATGAACGTGCTGGATATCTGCCGCCTGCCAGTGTGGGATCTTGCCGCAGATGATTGCCTGCTGGCAATGTGGTGGGTTCCGACTCAGCCGGTTGAGGCGTTGAAAGTTGTCGAAGCGTGGGGATTCAAGCTGATGACCATGAAGGGATTCACCTGGCACAAGACGAACAAGCACAAAGGCAACAGCGCGATCGGAATGGGCCACATGACCAGGGCGAACAGCGAAGACTGCCTGTTTGCGGTGCGTGGGAAACTACCGGCCCGCATGGATGCGTCAATCTGCCAGCACGTCACGGCACAGCGCATGGAAAACTCGCGCAAGCCTGACATCATCCGCGAAAAACTGGTGCAGTTGCTGGGCGATGTTCCGCGAATTGAGCTATTCGCCCGCCAGTCGTCACATGGCTTCGACGTATGGGGTAATCAGTGCGAAGTTCCAGCGGTGAAGTTGCTACCAGGCTGCTCTGTTCCGGTTATAAGGACGGAGGCAGCATGACAATGTTCAATGAGGCGGAGTTAATCCGCCAACTGGAAGAGCAGAGATCTGTAATTGTATTGCGTGATAGCGAGATTTCACGATTGCAGGGAGAAGTTGAAATGCTGGCTGAGGCATTAAAAAATACACCGCCAGCGCAGACAGAATGTGATTATCTTGGCAGAAAGAAATAGCAGTTACTCACCCTGCATCCACTTCTCAAACTTCGACGGGGAGAACGGCACCAGATCGGTGTTCTCCCCGTTAATCCAGGAATCAACCATATCCGCCCACTGCTGCAACATGTAGGCACGCTGCCTGGCGTACTCCGCTTTGTTGTACACCGCACGCACGCCCTTCTGCTCATGCGCCAGCGCCTTTTCAATCCAGTCAGATGGATAACCAGCTTCATGCAACAGAGTGCTGGCTGTGCGGCGCAGGTCATGTACAGCAAAGTGTTCAAGGTTGCATCCTGACGACTGCGCGGCTTCCACTGTGGTAGTGATCAGACGGTTTAGCGCTGCATTGGATAACGGCTTGCTCACTGAATAGCGCCCGGGCAAAAGGTAATCACTTCCACCAGCGCACATCTGCAGGCCAACCATGAGATCCTGTGCTTGCTTTGGCAGATAGATAACATGCGCCCGGCTTCCCTTCATTCGTTCCGCCGGTATCGTCCATGTCCATTTTTTGAAATCGACTTCTGACCATGTGGCGTGGGTGAACTCACTTTTGCGAACCAGGGTGAGAAGCACCAGTTTTAATGCCAGTTTCATTGTGGCCATAGCCCCGACATTATCCAGAGCCCGGAAGAATACGCCAATCTCTTCAGGCTGTAGCGTGCGGTCGCGCGGTTTGAACATAGCTATCGATGAAGGCTTGATATCAGCAGCAGGATTAAACAGGCCATGCCCGCGGTCATTAGCATGTCGGTATACGCTGCTGATTATCTCTCTAGCCTGTACCGCTGTAGCCCGTCCGCCACGTTCAACAATCCTGTCGCACAGATCGCGCACCATCGATGTGGTGATCTCAGCCATCATCTTGTTGCCAAGCACAGGAAGTATGTCACGGTCGATCACTGCCTGCTTCATCGCCCTGGTACTGTCAGCCAGAATGACGTGCTTCATATAGCTGTCGGTATGTACCGCGAAGGTTTCAGCACCACGGATCTTTTTGATACCGTCACGTTTCGCCGCAGCTGGCGACTGGCCTGCCTTTAACAGTTTTTTTGCAGCAATGAGTTCTTCTCGTGCTTCCGCCAGGCTGATACCGTCACGCCCGTACTGACCGATGACCAGCGTTTCCCGGCGTCCGTTAATGCGGTAGTCGTACCGGAAAGAGACAGAACCGGAAGTAAGCACCGCAACATACAGCCCGTCACGATCCGAAACCTTATACAGTTTTTCCTGCGGCTTGAGGTTTTTCAGTTTGGTATCAGTAAGCACAATTCACCCGTAAAGCATCCATGGTTTGACGGTATGAAGAGTATACCTTTAAGGTAATACCGTCACCTGTACCGATGAAAAATGTGAGATAGAGTGAATAGATACGATGTGATATAAAGAAAAACCCCCTGTAAAAACAGAGGGTTAATTGCATGACCGAATAGAAATGATTAGCTGTGAGTTAGCTGTACATC